GGCATTAATATCATCCGTAATTGAGCGCATTAACCGCCTTTCCATATTACACTCTTCTATGTAAGTCAATGCAGGTTTTCCCAATGAATTTGCAGCTTTACCGTTTGACATTAAGGCAACAATCTCACTGGAAGTAAAGTTGCCAACGCGCTCTTTGTTTGTGTTTATCGTTTTCATTTTTATAGTTTGTTTAAAATTGTTTGTACTTTTTTGTATGAATTAGTTTCTTTGTTATTGATTATTCTTTCGCAATGGATAAGTTCTTCTGGTGCAATAAATTCTTTTTTAGAATCAAAATCCTTTTTTAGATCGTCATAGGAAATTTCAGCAGTTACATCGGTTGCGTACACATCAATAATTTCATCCTGTGATTGCATTCCCATTAATAACTCAGGGCAATATAAACGGCCAAAGAAAGCAGCTGCCCTGTATCTCAACATTAATTCAGGCATTGTTTTCCATTTACTGCCTGCTTTGTTTACCCAACCTTCTGCATTAGCCATTGCCATATTAACCTCAGGGCTTTCATATCTTTGACCATCAATTCCGGTAGTGTAAGCGGTGCAACTTCTTGTTTGACCTTCGCCTTTCAACTCAAAATTTAAAGGCATTGAAAATTTTTTATAAGAGTTGACGACTGCTATTATAAAGGAACTGCTCCATGATGGCCTGCCTTGTATAACATGAAGGTTCTGCATTACCATTATAGGGCTTACTCCTGTACGTTTTGCAAGTTCCAAAGCAATCATTGTACTTGGTATGTTACCTTGATAAGACTTGGGTATTAATTCACTTTTTGAGAGTGCTAATGCCATTCTTTGCGCTTGTTCAAATCCGATATTATCGGTGAAAGCGTTTTGAGTTATTGCTATTTCTGTTGTAGTTTCCATGTTGTTTTTAGAATTAAAGATTTTCAATTTCAGTATTAGCCCATTTTTTAAAGGCGTGGAATTTTTCAAGTATTTCAATTCCTTTTTTATCCAAATTCTTATCAGATAAAACAGGGCAAGAAGGACATTTAAAATCATCTATCCATTTTTTTAACTGTTCTTTTCCCGGCGCTTTCTTTGCCTTTGCCTCTGCTTGTTCTTTAGCTTTCAACTCCGCTTGTTTTGAGGCTTCTGCTTTGAGTTCTGCATCTTCTTTAGCCTGTAGTTCAGCTTTCAGTTTATCGTTTGCCTCACGTTCTTTTTGTAGTTTAGAATCTGAAATAGCTTTTTCTTTTGCCAATTTATCGGCAGCTTGTTTTCTTTGCGCCTCCAGTAAAGCATCTGATTTCTCTTGTTCCAATTTTCTTAATGCCTCAACCTTTTTTAATTCAGCGTCCGCTTTTGCTTTTTGCTCTGCAATTATTTTAGCATTGGCTTCCGCTTCCGCTTTTAACCTTTTATTTTCTTCCGCTTGTTTTGCTCTTTCACGTATGGCGGCATTTTCTTTTTCAATAGCCTCAATAGCTAACTGCTTTTCTTTTTCCTCTTTTTCTTTTTTTGCCAACACAAATCCACTCAATAGTAAATCAAAGGCATCCTGTGTCATTTGTCCAACAACGGCATTATAAAGACCTGCATCAGTTACATTTGAAAGCAGTCCCATTCGCTCAACCCTTAACATTTCCGCCCTTGCTTTTTCCGCTATTTCCCTTTTCTTTTCAACTTGCATAAATCTTTCCTCATCCAGTTGGCATGTGCTTTTAATCAGATTCCATGATGATTGTTCAACATTAGCTTTCAGGGTGTGCATTTTTTTTCTATCCTCTTTTACTGATTCAGAACCAGTGCGAACCTTAACAGTTCTTAATCTTAACTCCCTTGCAATCTTCTCATCAAGTTCGCCTGGTGTTTCAAAGTTTATTTTTTTAGAATCCTCTTTGATTGCTGCTAACTGCTCAAAATATGGCAGGTAGGATTGTTTAATTTCTTCGGCTTCTGTTAATTGAAGTCCTGATTCATGAACTATCTTTGTTAGTTCGTAATTTCCGTTTAATACGGCTGTTTGCGTTTGTGTTTCCATTGTTTTATTTTTTAGGGGTTATTTATTTTCTTACTTGAATTTTAATATACCTGAGCCAATCTTTTACAGATGTAAACTGCCAGTCTGGGGTTACCGTTTTAATTGTTGCTTTTATTTTCATTGGTTATATTATTTTTTTTATTGTTTTACACGCAATTGATATTTCTTTTTTATTGGCTTCGATAAATTTTACCATACCTCCAAATTCTTTAAATAGAATCTCTATTTGTTCTTCTGTTTTACCCGAAAAATTAGTCCAAGCGTCCTGTTTGCATTCATCAGGGCTGTATATTGCAACCATTCCGGGATTGTTAGCGTATTGCAATAAAATAGCGATATAACCTATATATTTGTTTTCGCATTTAACGCTATATTTATTCGACATTACGCCAAATTCAATTTTCATTAATTTTGTTTTTGTTTTCATTTATTAAAATGGTTTATTTCATTAGTACTAATCGGCTTCATTGGTTAAAATTTTGAGTAAAATATATCTGTTTTCTTGGGGTTAATCATTCTGTTGTATGCCTCAATTACTTGTTGGTTGTTAGTTTCAAGGCAGAAGTTATTAACTCGACCTTTAAATAAGGTATCTAATTTTCTATCCTGTTCAGCAGATATTTTACTGTTTTCAATATTCTGACGTCTTTCTGATTCTGAAATTTCGTGGTAAATATTTTTGTAGTTCATAATCTTACAATAAATATTGATGAATAATAATTTGCTGAAAAATAATTGATAAAAAAGCTTTCGGTAGTTGCATTATAGCATATCACCGCATCAGGAAAATCAACTTTTGCAAGTTTCAATTTGTGTTTTATTTCGGCTGGGATTTCCATTTTAAAAATTTATAAGAGATTTAAACTTTAACAAGCCATAGGCATTTGCTTTTTCTAAAATTGGAAGCAACTCAAATGCTTTGTATTTATCATTTTTAAGTCCATTTGCCTGTATAAATGAATCACACCCTTGTTGGCACGCACCCGTAACGAGACGATAATATTTAACATCAATAATAGTATCTTTTTTTATCGGCTCATTTTTTAGCGTTTCCGAAATAATTTTGAATTGTAAATCTGAAACTGATTTTTTTATAGTTTCTCCGTGTGCAAAAAAGCCATTTTTTTCTGAAACAAAACATTGCTCCTTTTTAGGCTTATTTTTTTCTAATCCGATTAAATTATAACCTGAATATATTTTTATTCCTTTTGAATTTTTTTCTGATTCTATAATAAATAATCTATTATCTACGGATTTCCAATTTTTATTTTTTAGAAATTCAATTTTCAGCGTAGCGTTTGAATTGATGTACAAATATCCACCAACAGTAGTGAGTGCATCTGCATTCAGCGTAGCGTTTGAATAGATGGACAAATATCCACCAACAGTAGTGAGTGCATTCAGCGTAGCGTTTGAATAGATGTACAAATCTCCACCAACAGTAGTGAGTGCATCTGCATTCAGCGTAGCGTTTGAATTGATGTACAAATATCCACCAACAGTAGTGAGTGCATTCAGCGTAGCGTTTGAATAGATGGACAAATATCCACCAACAGTAGTGAGTGCATTCAGCGTAGCGTTTGAATTGATGTACAAATATCCACCAACAGTAGTGAGTGCATTCAGCGTAGCGTTTGAAT